CTTCACGAGTGCACCTCGGCGCTGCGCGGGTCGAACACCGCGTCTAGGTCCATTGGCTGCTTCATGTCTGGCTCTGGAGGTCCCTTCTGCGGAAGCTTCGACACGAACTCCCAGTCAACAGGGAAGGCACTCGTGAGCTCTGAAGGCAGAGTGCGCATGTCTTCGCCGGCAAGAGAGATGCTGCGACGCATGTTCTGGTGAGAGCGCGACATGTCGTGGCGCACCCACACCCACGCGGGACCCTTCTCGATGAGCGTGATACGAGCGAGCTTCGCTGCAGACAGATGACCGACATCGTTGATAGTCGCGTGATCGCCTCGAGGAGCGAAGAGCGACGAGAACATCGGCACGTTGTATCTGACGTGCTCAGCCTGGTCGCCCATCACGCGCCAGCCCTCAGGGAACACGAGCACTGCGCGCGCTGAGAGCGTCTCAGCGACAGCGCGCACCTCGCGAGTGAACCACGGAGCGATGGCGTCATCGTCATCGAGGCGCGTCGTGAGCACCGAGTCACGCCAGTCGATGTGCTTCTTCCACGGGCCCCACGGCCTGTCAGGTCCGCCGCGCACGACCATGCCCTCAGACGACTTCACGATGATGCGCGCGCGCGACTCGCGAAGCGCATCGAGACGCTCGTTGAGGAGCGGGTCGCTCGGGTCGATGAGGACTATCCAGTGAAGCGGATGCTCAATGTCTTGCGCGCGCATCGACGGAACCGTGATAGCGCGTAGCATCTCGAGCCGACGCGTGTTCTCCGCGAGGTCGACTTCAGCGCTGAAGCTCGACCGAGTCAGAACGTACTGATTCACTCTTGGTCATTCCCTTCTACCACTCCGAACTGCTCCGCGTAGCCAGCGAGAATCGCGCCTGGAAGACGGCCTGCGAGCGTGCACAAGAGCAGACCCGCCTCCGTCCAGAAGAGCGCGCTGTGAAGCGACGATGCGTAGTTGCCGCTCGACCACCCCGACAGCGCCTGCGCAGCCGCAGTCGAGCAGTGACCGATAGCGGCCGCGGGGTCAGAGCTGAACCTCCACTCAGGTGCCTGCGAGAGATACGTGGCCACTTCTTGCGGCGTCGCGTCAGCGCGAAGCGTCTGTCCGTCCCAGGGATTGTAAGGCGTACTCATGACCTGCCTATCATACACGAAGAGCCCGACGAGTAGTCGGGCTCTCCGAGTTCTTGACTGGGTGGTCTAGCTGAAAGTGGTGGCACCACTCGCGTGGAGGACCGCCTGCCAGGTAGCCGCCACGTTGTTGCCACCGCCGTGCAGCGTCACGACCGCCGAAGCGGAGAACGTGAGCTTGTTGCCACCCGGCGTGACGATCTGAAACCACGCGAGCGAGGCGGTGCTCATGCCTTGTGCGAGCAGCTCGACTGCCGCCTGGCCTGAGTCCTTCGCGCCCGTGAGAACGTCTTCGAGAGAGAAGCCAGCGAGCGTCCACGTGTCGCCGCGCTCGGCAACCATGTGCTCGTTGTGACCTGCACTGTCGAAGTCGGTCGTGTCAGCGTCCGTGTTCGCGGGCGCGTGGGTGATGGTGTTGATGCCCTTGATAGGGGTGAACGGCCCACCTGAACCTCCGGCATCGATGCCGATGGTCAGGTCGCGTGCGAGAAACTTTGTGACTGCCATGCTTCACCTCCTGGGTGGGGCGGGCTCTACGAGCCGCTTCCCCAGGTGGCACCAGAGCCAGAACCACGCACGTTGTCGTACGGAGTCTTGGCATTGACGAGCTTGGCATGCTTGCGCTCGTTGCCGTACTCGAGACCGATCTCGCCGTAGATCTGCGAGGTGTCGCGCGCGCCGGTCTTGGCGAGCGGCTCCCAGAACAGGAAGCCCTTGTTCGGGACTTCGAGGATGCGAGGTGCGAGGTCTTCGAGCGACAGCGCGAGGATCATGCCGTTCGGCACGTACCGGTCGACCATGAGCGAGCACTGACCGAAGTCGCACTCGAAGGTCGCGAGGTTCACGCCGCCTACGTTCCGAGACTGCTGGTAGAAGCCCTGGCCCGGCTTGCGGATGTACAGGTCAGTCACGAGACGCTTCATCGCCGGTCCGACGAGAAGGGTGCGCGTGTCGCCTTCCTGGATTCCGCCGTTCTCATAGGCGAGCTGGAACAGCCCGTCAATGTCGGCCTGCGTGGGCTTCTTCCCACCCATGTCGTGAACGTTGGTGACGATGGCTTCGGCGATGCCGCGAGTCTTACGAGGACTCGTGTTGTCGACCGGCTCCGCGAAGGTGCCAACGATGAAGCCGAGCTCGACATCGCGAGCGATCTGCTTCAGCTGCTGGTCGAGCTGCCAGCGCATCTCGTCCACGACGGGAGAGGTGCCCCGGAGGGTGGTGGCGTATCCACCCTGATTGCCCAGTGCCTGGCGGGTGTACGACACCTCGACAGCTTCCTGGTGAATCTCGACCACGTTGTGCGCGTTCTTCCGCACGCGCTGAGCGGCGGCGGGAGCATCGTCGCCTTCGACGTGCTGGCGATTCGCGTCAGCAGTTCGAAGGTCGTAGTACTCCCACTCGAAGCGCTTGTCGTAGGCAGGACGGCCACCCGTCAGGCCTCCGATTGCGCTCAGGAGAGGGGTGTCTTCCGGGCTGATGTCGAACAGATCGCCGACGTAGTTCGGCAGATCGAACGAGGTGCCCATTCCAACAATGCCGGGCATGTGACTCCTTGTGGTGGTGAGCCCGGCCTAGAGAGGCCTAAGCTCGATTGAACAGGATTGCTTGCTTGAGATCACGCGCCTCTGCGAGCTTGGCCTGCTTGACCTTCATGTCGGTCGAGTCAGCTGCTTCGCGCTCGAGCTGCTTGATCTTCTCCGCGCCAGTCACCTTGTCGACGCCGCCGAACTCTCCGCCCGCCTTCCCGGGAAGACCGCCCTTTGCGAGGTACGGCTTCTCTTTCAGGAGAGCTGCGACAGCCTCTTTCGTGCCAGTCACGGTCCCGTTCTTGTCGACCGAGATGTCCGCGCTGTTCACCAGGAGGTCCGCCACGAGTCCCGGATCGAGCGTGCCCTGAGCTTCGATGAGAAGCGTAGCCCTCTTGATCCGAGTGTTAGCGAGGGTGAGCGCGTCTTTCGCCTCTTTCTTCGCTTCCTTCTCAGCGTCCTGCGCTCGCTGAAGCTCCGTCTTCTTGCTCTCGTCGTCTGCGTCCTTCGCGACCTTGAGAGCTTTCAGCTCGTCATAGTCCGATGGGATCGCTCGCTTCAGTCGAGCCTCGACAATCGCGTCGAGCTCGTCCTGCGAGAACGTCCGCGGTGGCTTCCCGGATGCGACACCTGTCGCTGCGGCCGTAGCCTCGAGCTTCGGCGTGCCAGTCGTTCCGTCCGCTGGCTTGACTTCTGTACCTTCCGGCATCATCTCTCCTTACAAAGGGACCCGCAGCCGTGCGCGTCGATGTGAACGCTACTACAGTCTGCGAGATAACGCGAATATGAATGAGCGACGCGACGTCTTACGCGCGAACCTGAGGTGCCTGAGGAGGCGACACAGGTGGCTTATTCGCGGGCGGAGTCTTGGCCTGGTCATTCACAGGCAAGTTATGTGTAGACGCTGCATCGGTGTGCGGCGCGCCGAGCTGGCCAGGCGAAGTCACGATGGAAGGCGGCTTTGCAGTCGCTTCCTCTTCGTCCTTGACACGCTGAACCTCGGCGTCAATCTCGCTCTCGTCCCAGTCAGGATTGACGATGCGCACGCGAGTCTCGATGCTCGACGCCTGCGCAGTGAAGAGAGCCAGCGCTGTCTGAGCGAGCTCGAGCGGGTTGTCGATGATCGAGTTAGAGAGGGTGACAGTCGGACGTATAACCGGCGTCGACTGGCCAAACACCTCGTGGTCCACGATCTGCATGCGATACAGCGTGTTAGCGACGCCAGTCCTCCACCACGCGCTCTTCCGCTTCAGCGTGAGCAGAGTCTTGTGCTCTGATATTCGAAGCGCCGTGCCAGTGCCGGTCGTCTTGTCGCTGAACGCGCCGAGCGTGCTAGGCGTGTAGCCAGCGCTCGACACGATGCGGTCGATGAGCTCGTGCGCTGTCTCCTGGTGCTCCTTGTAGCGAATCTGGAACTGGTGCGCCATCATCGACCGAGTGTCAGCGGCCGCGCCAGGCTCCATGTCCATGCCGACGTAGATCTCCTGATCGACATCGAACGTCGGCAATCCCTTGTCGCTCGGGTCCCTGCGCAAGTACTCGCGAGGAACGAGGATGCGCGCCTTAGCGAGGCGTATGTCGCGTATCCACGAAGCGTACACCTCGTCGAGCGCGTCAAGGAGACCTTCGCTGCCCTGGATGTCGGCGACGCCGAAGCTCGTTGCGCGCCACAATCGGTTAGGTCGCATGTTCGGGATGTACTCGACATCGAGGTCTTCGAAGGGAGTGTCAATCTGCGGCTGAAGCTGAAGCTCACTGAGACTGTCAGCGACGCCGAGTCCCATCTGAATGCCAAGCCGGTCTTCAGTACCTTGGAACACCCCGTTGAGAATCACGCAGTGACGCGCAGCGCCAGTGCCCTGCATCTCGTGTCGCTCGAGGTGACGGAGGATTCTGTTACCGTCCGTGAGCACAGTGCGGTGGAACGTCACCGCCGTGAGAATGCCGTGCTGGAACTCGGGCACGGCCTGGTCAGCCTGCGCGATGCCAAGGAGCGGGAACGGCCGGAGGTTCTCGTCCCACACAGGGTAGATGTACACGCCACCCATCGCCGCGCAGCCCTCGGCGGCCTCGATGAGACGCGCGTCGATGTCGCCTTCCTCGATTATCTGGAGGAGACGAGCCTCAGCTTTCTGCTCAGGCGTCATCGACGGGCCAGTCACCTTGAGCTTCGCCTTGGCGACCGCAGCATCGAACGGCGTATCTATCCCCGCCGCCTTGCTCCCCGTCATGGGGTCCACCATGTCACCCGTCTCGGGGTCTTGCATCGGCTCCGCGTCCGAGTCAGTAGGCGTCTCGCGCGCCGAGCGAATACGCACCGTCGCAGGCTCGCCGAAGATGAGCGCCGCAGACGTCATCGCGAGGTCAGACGCGATGGGAACGTGAAGCTGGGAGCGCTGCGCTCCGTCGTTGCCTGCGCGCGCGCGAGTCCAAAACCTCCACCACGGGTTGACCTGAGCCGTCGCGTTGTTCATGGCGTACACGGCCATGATACGAGTCGGCTCCCCGGAGTACCACGCCGCCCACTCCGCCATCTTCGAGTAAACCGCCATCATGGAGACGGGCGGCCAGGTGATGTCGTCAGTGGGGAGCGGCATTAGCGAACCTTTCCACTTGGGTTGTTGGCGTGCGGGTCAGCGCCACCGCTGCGAGCAAAGTTAGATGACACTCTGCTAGTCACTCTTAGACTAGCAGCGTGCTCCCTCATCGTGACGCCGTGAGTGTTATTAGCGCCGACCGGATTGCGTCCAGTCGGAGTCCCCCCAGCTCGCCTGGTCGCGGCGTTGGCCGCGATCTTGTTCTCAGCTGACTGGGCTAGCGCGTGATCTGATGCGGACACGCCGGAAGTCATGCGCCCACCAACCGGGTTAACTCTGCCACCACCCGTGTATTGATTGATGCCGGTCGGATTAGGCATGTTATCTTCCTATCTTGGCGCCGGGCCAGGTCTTTGCTGAAATCGTACGAGGAGCGCTATTGCGACCCATTCCCTGAACTCGTAAACTCGACCCACTCTTCCCGATCACTTTGTACAAACCGCTAGCGACACCAGCATTACCGACAGAGATAGTCTGTCCTACTCGCGCACTCTTGATCACACCACTGTTACCAGACGAACCGTTGCCGGTACCGCCGCCCGAATACTGATTGATGCCTGTAGGATTAGGCACTTGCGCACCTCCTGCGAATGTGGTGTCTATCTTACGCGAGGCTCACAAGCGAAGCGCACGCGCGAGTCGCTGAGCCCACTCGCATTCTGCGCTCGGGTGAAACGTCGCGTGATGGAGGAGCATGTCTTGCGCAGCCTCGCGCATCACGTCGCGCGAGTCGACGCCGTGCGCGTAGTCAGCGAGCGTGACACTCACGATGCAGTGCTCCGGGTCTACGCCTTTCGGAAGCGCGTCGAGGTGAACGAATACGCCGCTGCGCGCCAGGCCTATCTGGATGCCGTCGACAGCGCAGACGAGCGTCGACTCGCCCCACTCGTCTAGAAAGTCGTCACCGGTGACGGGCTGCGCCTCGACGGTGAGAGCTGAATCTCGGTCTTCCACGTCATACCTCGCTCAGGGTGAATGCCGAACGCGAGCTGAAGCGGCTCGCTCGCAGCCTTCACCTCGTTCACAGAGTAGTTGTCGCCGCCGGTCCACGCCCCATTCATGATGATGCGCCCGGTCTGCGTGGTGATGTCCTGCACCGTGTGAAAGTGCGCTGTGAAGTAGAGGTCGAAGAGCTGCTGGTGCAGACCAGTATCCTTCGCGAGCGCTCGCGCGAGTCCGTTGATAGGCAGGCCAGCGAACCCGTCTCCGCCCTTCACAGCATCGCCGTGCGACGAGAAGGTGCGATACGGACCGAGCTGCGTGATGCTGTACTTGAGCTCGTCCGCGTGTATCTTCACGCGACCGTCGGCGATCATGTCTCGGAGCGCGACTGTAAGCATCTGGCCAGCGATGTAGTCCCAGTTGTCGGCCGGCAGGTTCGCGCCCCACTCGCCTACGCGCCCGTGGTTGCCGAACTCCCAGACCACCTCGATGGGCACGCCGAGGCGAGCAGACAGGTCTCGCAAGAGGTCCTCGAATGCGTACACGAGGATGAGTGTCTGACGCACAGCGAGCGGCACGTCGACCGCTTTCGCCTGGCCGCGACGCATGTCAACGTTGTTGATGCCGTCGCCGAGGAAGTAGATGCGCAGCATCTCGAACGGCGCTGTGTTCGAGTGCAGCGTGAACAGCCGAACGATGCGCGACTGGAGGCGAGCCATGCGCTCCTGGAAGATAGGCACGTTGTAGCCGAAGCTCGCGCCTACCACGAGCGGGTCAACGAGCTCGCCGATGTGAATGTCGCCGATGAGCTGCACGAACTTCTCAGGCGTCGACTTCGCGTCTGCCGCTGGTAGCACGATGCGCGGAGGCAGCGGACGCTCGAGCGTAGCGAACTCGCCGCGCACGATGTCAAGGAACTCGTCCCACCTCGCGTTGAGCTTCACTGCCTGCGCCATCTCGCGCGCGAGCGCGAGGTCTGCGGCGCGCTTTCGCTCGAGCACTACGCTCGCTGAGAACTTGCTCTCAGGTGTCTCCTCAGACTCTGCGGTGTCACCTGCGCTCGCGGTGCTCTCGCCGCGGTGCTTGTACTCGTAGGACCGCATGCGACTGCGCACCATCTCATCGGTCACTGGAACGTGAAACGTCTCCGTGAACAGCGCCGCCGTCTCGCGGCGAGAGTGCCCTTCCTTCTCGCGTTCAGCAATGAACGCATCGTACTCGGGGAAGCGTCCCCAGTGAATGTCGGTGTTCTTCATGTCACCTCTTGCGCACGTCGCGAGGCACGAGCCACCGACGTTCTATCCACCACTGCATGAACCTCGACCAGGAGAATGCGCCGGTCACGAACGACCACCAGTACGCATCCTCCCATAGATCGGTGTCGTCTGCGAGGGCTCGCTCCTCGTCGGCGAGGTCCTCGATCTGGATGACCGCGAGGACGCGGCGCGGGTAGGTAACAGTTCCTTGATCCGCTGCAGTCGCTCCGTCTCTACCCAGCAGTCTGGGCACCGGCGCTGTCCCCACGTCGCGCGGATGCGCGCTGTCATGCTGTTCACGCTGATGATCTTGCCGCACAGCATCACCTCGCAGTTGCCGTCTGACTCCACGTGCCACGGCTCTTTGAAGTCCTCCTGAACGAAGAACATCAGGCCGGCGCTCGTCCGATGTGGTATCGCCCACACCGGGTACAGGCATACGCTACGACATCGACGTCTTTCTCCGCGCGGATGCGCGCTGCCACCTTCTTAGCTAGCTTCTCGTCGGGGTACGCCTTCTTGCGGTTGCACGCCCACTCCGTCGAGGCCCGAGCGTAGTCAGTCCTCTGGTCCATGCTCGTGAACCTCCCAGTCAGAGAGAAGCGCTGCTACTAGGTCCGGGTTGGCGCGCAGAGTATCGAGGAGCGCCGGCGACAGGCGCGAGACAAGCTCCTCGTCATCTTCGAGAACGATAGCGTGCACTGCGATGATCGCGTGAAGCACCTCGTGAAGGAGAGTGTCGACAGCGCAAGCAGTCGAGAGCACGTCTGGACCATAGAGCGAGATGACCTGGTGCCCGCTGTCCATGTGCCCGATGGTGTCGCCCGAGACACCGCGACTGAGCGCTTCGCCGCTAGGAACGATGCGAACGGCGAACGGCTGGCCGGCGACGCGAACAGTCGTGGGAACTCGGAACTCAGCCACGAAGCACCTCCTGAACATCTGACCATCTCTCAGCGTTGAGCCACGAAGCGGGCCGCGTGTCCGACGTGAGCTCGTGAATGCGCGACACGCTGACGCCGAGCTTCTCCGCGGCCTGAGCGCTAGTCAAGCCGACTTGCGCCAGAAAGGCCGCTACCTCCGCGGGCTGGACCCTGACGATAGAACGCGCGCTCTCGGCAGGCACGCGCGTCTTGGTGGCTCCGGAGACCTCTCGCGGTGCCTTGACCACGCGAGGAGCAGGCGCGTGCGCCGCGAAGAGCCCGAGCTCGTCGCTTCGCTGCCACCACTCGCGCGGGCGCGCCTTGCGGTCGATGAGCCACGTCTCAGGGTCGGGGTCTGCGTACGTGCCCGCAGCGTAGAACTCATCGAACATGCCGGGCGACTGGAGCACAGCGTCGATCTGCTTTCGCGTCTGCACGTCGATGACGTGAACCTCGCCCTCGAGCCTTCCTGCGTACTCACCCGGCGTTCCCTCGATGCTCATCTTTGCCCAGTGGCCGATCCACTTAGCGCTCGCCGACGGCACAGCCTTCCCGAGCTCGTCAGCCCTGTTCTGCTCGACGAGGACGCGCATCGACCAAGTATCGGGGAGCGACATGAGACGCGCGGCCTCGCGGTAAGTGAGCGGTCGCGGCTGAGTAGGATGGATAGCGCGGTCAAGCGAAGCGGCGACGATGACTCCGAATGGCTTGTCGGGCTTCCAGCGATGCGGCGAGAACGGGTCCTCGCTGTACCAGTGCGAGTACACGTCTGGCCGGTAGCCAGCGCGCTTGGACTGGTGCGGCTTCGCCTTCAGCCAGAAGTCGGGCGGCTCTAGGCCTTCAGTGTTCTGCGGGAGGCGCGTGCCCGGCACCCAGTCACGACCGAGAGTGTGCAGCCACTCGATGGTCTGGCGCACGCGAGTCGCGTTCTGCCCCGGGCGGTTGACCTGCCCCCAGTCAGCGTCGCCCGGCTCGACGTCTCCGAGATCGCCGATGACGTCCATGACGGAGCGGGGCTCGACGAAGTCGAGGCCAACGCCGAACGGATCGAGGTGCGCGACGAAGAAGTAGCGCGGACGCACCACGTCTCCGCCCACCCAAGCCGCGTTCATGTTGACGTGCGTGAGTTGGTACGGGAGTCCAGACCTCTCCTTGAGAAGCTCCCACAGAGACTCCATCCAGTAGCGCCCGATCTTGAACGCAGGACCGACAG